AGCACATTGGTTTGGAGCCGGCCGCAGGAGATTGAAAGTGCAACCTATACCTCCACCAAAGATCTTCAGTGCGAAGAAGCACAAGGGTCGAGGACTTTGCCTTATCTCCCTACTGGTTATGCCAGCTCATTCATCTCAGGATTTCCAAGGATTAGGACTGGTCACAACAACCTAACGTAGCTCACAGCAACAAACACAATGTCTTCTGGGATCTCTGCAGCTCTGATCCTCCCCAGGACCTTGTTAACGGCTGCAGCCGTTGAAACAACCGGAACAAACTCAAACGACATGCGTATAGAGATCTTCTGTTCTCGGCCCCATTTAAGGGAATTTTGCAATTTTTGCTTTTTATGATTTTTGTAAATTTTAAACACAAAACTCAACACAATAAATCCATACCATCAGGTACTTTTTGTTGGGCCACTTGACGGGAGCCCCTATTTTAAAATTTGTGATTTTTTGTTTCTTTTTGTGAAAGAAGTAACACATTACACACATAACCTAAAAGAAAACCGTGCGTGCGCAATTTTCAGTTGTGATCAGCTTTTCAAAGACCGCGTTTTCGGAATAAACCAAGAATCACGCGGCGTGAGGAGTTCAGCTTTCCGCTCCTCTCTTTTCACAGACAAAATTGCGTCCTTGTCAGGAGGAACCGCAATGTCAGCAGGGACCAGTGTGCGCATCGCGTCGCAGCCCTGTTGGGCCATCCACTTCGCGAACAACTTTTCCAACTGCGGAGTCATGTCTGTAATTGTTTTCTCTTCAGCTTTCTTCATTCTCAATTCTTTCCGCATGGAATAAGTGGTTTCAGGAGGAAGCGCTATAAAACGCAACTCTGAAGAAGCCGTAGTTGTCACAGTGGAAGAACCAGTTGTGCCAACATGCCAAATACCTGGGGAAAAGAAATCCAGCAATGGGTCTTCGACGTTGAGTACACCAACAGCCACAGGGCCTCCGCCGGAAGCACTGATGTACGAAGTTGAATTGACCACCGTCGAATGTTCATGGAGAACAGAGCCCTGAGAACCAGCCACAGAAGCGTGGGTCCAACCACCCCAACCAGAGTACGATGTTCCCAGGTCAGCACCAGTACCAATGGCAACTTGATTGTAAACAACCAGGTAAACACCCGCACTAGAAAATGACCACCACTCATGCGTGCCATCCCAGAGCACTTTGACCTTGACACCATACTCCAAACCAGTCCCACTGCTGATAGCAGCCCAAGCAGTAGCAGCTGTGCCACCGGGGGTGTTGTTTGGAGGCACGAAGTTGCCAGCCACAAGAGTCATGGACGTTTCATTGCCGGGAGCGACATACGAAGTGGTGGCCGCCTGAGCGACGTTCAAAGCCGTGTATCCTCCCGAGAGCGCGGAGCCATTGTCAGCAGCCGTTTGGACCTCAATGTCATACTCGAAGAAAAGCGATCCGATCTCATATTGTTGCGTAGGCAAATCAGCATTCGCGCCTAAGATGTTGTGAGCATCCTGCACAAATATTGCGAACTGCCCCATTGAGTTCTCAATCGCCGTGGCCATATTGTTAGGGTCGACCACAAACCACCCGCCTCCCGGACCCACAGCACTGCTCGGTTTCAAATCAAGATGATCTGAAAATTCACCTTTGAAGTCATCCGGAGCTTTAGCCATCGGAACAAGTGCTTTGATGCTGTGCGAATCATAATTGCTCAGCGTTCCAGCAGTTGGAGCGGCGTATTGCGCAGGGATTTCCTCATTGGGATCTGGTTCGTGCACAAAGAGCATTGTACCAGCGTTGGTGCCAGGGGGAAGGGAGCTTTTGAAAGTGAAGCGGGCCTTGAGCAGACGCCACTTCATAAATAAGTTCATCAATTGGCCCAATCGCGTGTTTGGAATGAACACTTGCGGGCGAATCTGCGTCTGAAAGAGATTGGTGCCAGCCACATCCGCTCCGGATGTGGAATCGGCACTGGCCGCAGACAGAACAATCTTTGCAACTAGGTCCCGTCCACCGAATTGGGCACGTTCCATGTTGAATTTGTTCGCCTGCAAGAATGCGAGCCTGTTCCCACCGTTCCGTGTTTTCCGGGGGCGGGCACGGGCAGAGGCACTCATAGCAGCAGCCAGTTTCATCTCTTGCTTCACAACTCGTTTCTCTTTCTGATGCATCATCTTCTTCACGGTTGAAGCCAATTTTTGCACTGATTTCGATTGGTTCTTTTTCGGCATCTCGATTGCTCTCCTTGCGGTCAAAGAACGAGTCTCGCGTAATCTGTGTTTGAAGGGATTGACTTCCAAATTGTCGATAGCGTACACTAACTTCTTCGTAGTCCAGCCTAGTGCGTTAGCAACGGGTTGAACGAATTTGTTTTGTACGTCTTGACCAAAAGACGTCGTGTTTGAAAATGAAAGTTCGATTTGCACGGAATCACGTGCCACTTCACAGCAGACAGAAGCGTGACAAGGCCTCACGGCTATGAACACAGCGTATGTGAGGAGCATCCACATGGGAGCGTCTGTTACATAAAAGAAGGCATGGCTAGATAACCAAGCCGACAAAATGAACAAACCCAACACACGCTGTTGCCAGAAACCATCGAACAAAGGTCCGGGATTCTCCTCAACACACTCAAGTCTCTTCTTCCACCTCTGCAAATCAATTTGTTCGAGCTTAGCGTAAACAGCGGGCGTAGCACCACTGGTCTCAAGACCTAGCATGAAATTCTGCATCAACTCTTGCGAGAGAGCAAGCTCAGGTCTTATCCGCACGAGACAATCGCGCAGCTCTTGAAATTTGTCGTCAACGAAAGCATACTCCAACATCAAGGACAACAGCTGATCCGGATAGAACGCCGTTTTGCTCGACTCTTTGCAGGTCAAAGCAAAAGCGTGCTTGTTCCAGTTCAAAGGAACCGGAACATACACGCCACTCTTGTGTTTGAAGAATTTGTGTGAGCAGAAGGTTCGATCCTCCAACCGCCCAAATTCAGCTTCTTTACATGTGTACCCTATGCTAGATAAAAACCGCATATAATCTAGTTTGAATTTTTCTCGGAGTCTTTCAAGCGTATCATCGCCAATTGAGGCAACTTTATGCTGTTGGTTCTCATAGAGTCCAAAACGAACCAGACAGAAGTACACTTTGTTGATCACTTGCATTCGCGAATTGCCACTAAGAGTGATCATTGAGCCACTGCGCACAATGCCCGCCTCAAGTTGTTCAAGGATGGTTCCATCCGAGAATATCACTCGAGACTTAAGCAAAGAATCATAGCACGCATCAAATCCTCTCTTAAAGACATCATTGGGATTCACGCACAATCGCCACCGCACATCACGTTCCATAAGAATGGTGTGTTGTGAAGCACTCATGTCCCACCCTTTCATATCTTTATCGCAAATGCCATCAGTTCCGTCGTCCAGGTCTTTGAACAAACGGTGGAAACCGCCTCTAACATTCGACATGCCGCCTTTCGACGGTATTTCTCTGAAATTGGCAATCTCCGATGTCAAAGAGGAGTCAAGAAATAGGCGATGCACAAGTTGGTATTCAAGTGGCAAAGCCCAAATCAATCGTAATCGACCCTCGATGATTTTCTGGATCTTGTGGGGTTCTGGTTTGACAAAAATGCGCACAGTAGGGTCACGCAAGGGTTTCCCCTGGCGTAAATCTTCCATGAGCTCCAAAAACCGATGCCGCGCTTGAGCAAACAAAGCTGGGTCTTGCAAGACAGATTCGTTGTTTCCAACTCCCTGCCAAACATAAGGATAACCCGGCGAAGATTTCTTCTCGACACGCTCCATCAGCAACACAAACAAACGTTCACACATTTTCACATCAGGAAACACGGAAAAACCACACTTCCAACGAGCACTTGTGTACAACTTTTCAACCTCATCAACAATGCAGCGCCACAACTTTTGGGAAGGCGCGGGGCTGCGATTGAAACTTCCAGGAACTTGTTTTAAGAAGCTGATTTTTTCTCCTCTGGCGCTGGTATCTGGTTGCCCATAACCTGCTGCATCGAGGCGCCACCTGTCGTGACAACCTGGCTGGCTAACCCAGCGCTTGTTTGGCCTGACAAGGGGACGTTCTGCATCAACACTGACAATGAAGGGGCCGATACGATTTCCGGCTCGATACGCTTCGGCAAGATCTTCAGTAGGGTCACATCGTCGCTCCTGATGTTCAGTCTCCTGCCATCGGGGAGGTTCGACCACCTTTGCATCACCTGTTTCCCTTCCTTGATCACTGGTGACTTTGTCTTGAAGTCTGTGACCACCCGCCAGTCGCTCCATGGGAGCTTCTCTTGGTATTCTTTCAGATCTTTTTCCGAGATCCTCAAGAGGATGGGTTTGGGGTTCGGCTGGGGCCCTTCCAATAGCGATTCCTTGGGTTTGGCTGGGCTCCGTTTGGATTCCTGCTTCACTTCTGGTTTCGCTTCTTGCTTGGGTTTCTTTGCTTTCTTCTTTCGTTTCTTCTTGGCCTCCGATCCAGGGGCCTTCCCTTCTGGCAAATCCGGCACGACGATCTTTTCCGCCTGTTTGTCCCCTGAGGGTTTGTGAACTCTCTTGGACTCCTCGGATTCTCCCGTCAATGCTTTCTTCACTTCTTCTTGTTTCGACACCTCTTCCTTTTTCGCCTCGACCGGTGCCTTGTCGGGCGCCGGAGGAAAATTTGTCACCAACGCCGCAACCTTCTCAGGTACAGGGTTGGATTTTTGTGTGAGCGCTTTCGCGAAGTCAAGGGAAGCCTTAAGAACATGCGATTCATAACCACTTCCAGTGATCGCACCAGCCATGCCGTCTCCAGCTTTGGCTTGGGCAGCGAGGTACTCCTCAAAAGCTGCCGCTTTGTCAATCTCTTTCTGCAGTCGTTCCGAGTCATCCTCACGGCGCTCGCGCTCAGTTCGCGTGTCTTCTCGCTCCCATTTCTCAACCTGGTCCCAGTAATCATCGTTTTTGCCACGAAGGAACGTCTCATCGGCACTTTCTCTAAGGTAGTTGCCTTGAGCTCGCTCATACTTGAACGACCGGTACTCATCTGCATCAAAATTGTGTGTTTTCCCCGTTCGCGAGTTGTATATAGAATACATCTCCTCAGAGCCAGTTGTCCATTTTTCAATGTGCAAATCTTGCTGTGAAGAGTCTCGCATCCCCTGCAACGCATTGGCAAGGAAATACTCATCGGAGTCTTCGAGTTTAGCTTTCTTCCTATGTCTCAAGAAGAGGTCCAAAGCTTCGAGCCACGATCCAACGGGAAGACAATAATTTTTGGGCTTATCACCCATAAAGTGCATGAACATCATACGCCCACCGCACATTACCGGCCAACCGCACCAACCTGGATAGGTGGTAGCACAATGGCCGACATGTAATGCTCGGGGGGGATCAATGTGTCCAACACTAGTGTGCAACTTGCCGTCAATCATGCCATAAAAGGAACCGCAAATGGTGCCAAAAGAGCCGGAAGCTGGCGAGCCGTAAGAAACAGCAGAGACGCCTGCAGGCCACTTTGTCAGCGGTACCAACACAAATTCATGGTTTTCTGGTTTAAAACACGAACTGTGGTTCATTGTGAAAAACGTACGGTCACCTTTCGGACCTTGCAAATAAACGTTCTCACCTTCTTCATAGTTCTGCATTTGGTGTTTTGTAGTCGCTAAAAATTCTCCACCACTGTGCTTAAGTTTCACACGCACACAACCACCGTTGTCTTGAAGGACATTGGTGAAATTGGTGGTGGTGTAGGCACCTTCTTTCAACAACCAGCAACCTCCGCTCGGCCACGAGCCAGCAACGGTGGGTATAGAACCCTCTTTGGGCGATTCAAGAACCGGCCCATCGGAGCTCGTCTGTATTGTTTTCAAAATTGCGGAGAAATCAGCGCTGCTCATGCGCACAAGGCCCTTATTGGTCTCAAAAAGGACTCCACTGGCATCAGTCTGATGCCATTTCACGAAATGAAGGGGAGTTGTTTTGTCACACAACACCACCTTGAGTCGCAAGAGCTTGTAAACGTGGTAACGGTAAATGACCCACCTAACGAATTTGCGAGTTGTCATAAACAACCACAGGATCGCGACTCCATACAACGAAAAACCCAACAAAATCGCGTAGTCAAGGCGCATCGTAAAGCACACAAAAAGGTAATGGGTGACTTCTTGAGCAGCTTGCGCCGTCATGGTCGTAATCTCATAAACCTTTGTAAAAGGCGCTGCTTCGATGAACCGTTGCGTGAATGAGCAGTTGTTCAACGCGAAATTGCGCACCAACGCACAATTCGTGTGTGCGTAGTAGTTTTCTTGCTGGCATTCTGCGTTATGCAAACGCGCCAGCGCGCAATTGATCGTCGTTTGGTTGATACCGTCAAGCGCCATCTGCACCTGTGGAAACGGGGAGATGGCTACCGAATTCGAGGAAAACACTGCACCAACTGGCTTGCCTGTGTATAAAAACAACACAAGGACAAGATTTTGTAAGGTGCCCATGCGCAACCGAGGCATAGCAACGCCGACGAGCTTCAAAGCCAAAGCTTTTGAGACTTTGCCGCAGACGATGCCAGCTGCCCAACTGAATTTCAGGAGGTCAGCATTGGTGAGCATGGCGAAAACAGTAAGGATATATTGAAAAACTTGTCGCTCAGTCATTCGAGCGACTTTGTCTCGCGCTTCCTGTCCACCCGCGTGCAGTCCATAAAAACGGCTCGAAAGAAATCGGCCTTTAATTTGAACATTGACGTGGTTGTCTGTGGAAGGCGGGGTTGGCAACACGGCAGCGTCACGAGATAAGGAAACAAAGGGCGCTGGCTGAGAATAAAAATCATCAAGCTCAGAGTCCTCGTCCAAATCTTCCCACTCCGCTCGCAAAGCTGCATCAATTTCAGAATCTTTCAACTCCGTCTTCGACGCTGCTAGCTCAAGGAGCAGGTTGGCTTCCGCAGAGCCAGTCGGGGTCGCAACCGGTGACTGAACACCAGCCGCTTCCGACCGAGCTTTCTGCTCAGCCACGGGCGCTTGCGCGCGGGGGACATAGTCTTCCCCCGCGC